ATTCCACAGTGCGGCAGTCTCGAAGTTTCCCGGGACTACTGATGCGGAGACGGGGACGGTGCGGGGCACGGGGGCCTCCTCTCAGTAGGCGAAGGCTGTGGAGTCGAACATGCTGACGGCGTCCCAGGTGGTGGCGTCAGTCGTTCCCCCCGGTAGCTGGTCGCAGACGACCGCGCCGACGCCGTGGGCGTTGACGGTCCCGGCGGTGAGGGTGATGACGGCCGACGTCCAGCCTGGGGAGGTGGCGCCGATGGCGGAGATCGTGACGTTCTCTGCCGTGGCCAGGCCCGGATCGAGGGTGATGACCTCGCCGACCGCCAGCTGGGCCGCGAGCGGATTCGTATTGTCCTGGGACGGGTTGATGGTGATGGACGTCGCCCCCGCGCTGATGCCCGTCTTCAAGGCGGTATGCCAGGATGAGAAAACGCCGTAGGGGGTCAAGTCGGCCGGGCTGCACTGGAGCGTGACCCAGGCCTCCCCGTCGTCGCCGAAGTCCCAGGCGATGTTCTCGACGAAGCATTCGATCTGCGTGACAGGGACCCCGGGAGGCCGCCGCATCACCCGCACCCGGGTTCCGAGTTCCAGCGCCAGGCACACCGGCCACAGGGCGGGGTTCGCGGACGGGTGGAGCTTCACCGAGGACACCCGCGTCGCAGGCATCTTGTACCGGGACAGCAGGTAGTTCGCCGCGTCCTGGCATTCGAGCGCACTCGACGAGTTGATCGTGCGGCTCATCGACCTCGGGAAATAGTTCGTAGCGCTGGTGGGGTCCTGCGCGTAGAAGTTCTGGCCGCCACCCTCCTGCGTGACCGTGACCTGGTTCGACAGGTGGGTGCTGTCGTAGTCGAGCGTCACGTCCTCGTAGGGCCATTCGCCCGCGTTCTCCCCGAACGTGTACGCAGGCGTCAGCGCGTTGTAGCGCGCCGAGCGGGACTTGAACTGCACGAATCCCTGCTTGTCGACGAAATGCTCGCCCGACTCGGATTCCACCACCGCCTGCAGCGCGGACACAGCGTCCTGTCCATCGATGTTCGCCGGGCCCATGCTCGTTGTGAGACCGGTCTGGACCGTGGACGGGCCGGTGTATCCCGCATAGCGCAGCACCCGCGCATAGCGGGCGCCGCTGGATTCGCCGGCGCACGCGTTCTTCCACGCCTGGTACATGTTGGCGATCTGAGTGCCGGTCGAGAACATGGCCGGGAACTCAGCGACAAAGCTGATGTCCCCCTTGAAATTGAAGGTCGTGCCATTGCCGACCGTGGCGTCGACGAACCCGCCGACGTTGTCGCTGATCAGGCCGGTGGGCGTGTTGGTGATGGGAACGCTGCCGATGTAGGCGGAGGTGCTGCCGTCCTGCGACGCGAGGATCTGCTGCGTGGCCTGGTTGTAGCCGAAGATCAGCAGGTGCCAGTCACCGTCGACGCAGTTCGTCGCGCCGCCGAAGTAGGTGACCGTGCCCGCTCCGGTGGGCCCTTCGATCCACACCAGCGGCTTGCCCGTCGTGTCCAAATAGACGTAGATGTGACTGCCTGAGGGGGTGCCGCCGCTGCGCTGGCTGTCCATGCAGGACCATAGGTAGGCGCCAGCTGCCGGGGTTGGGCCCGTGTAGCGGAACGCAATCATTCGGGTCCATGCAGTCGGGTCGGCAGGGCCAACAATGCCCGCGCTCGACAGCTTGATGAACGTCGCGCCGCCCGAGATCAGGTTCGTGCCCGGGTTGCTGTTGTTGATCGTGACGACGGTGCCGCTGGATCCGGTGTAGGTGCCTGTCGCGTCGGTGGCCGTGATCGCGTTACCGAAGGTCAGCGACCCGGCGCCGTACTTGCTGATGGCGAGCTGCGCGGCCGGGTTGGTGCCCGTCCAATCCGCCACGCTCGTGGATCCGGCCGGATCATCGAGCCGGTAAACGAACCGGGGGCTGCTGTTGTTGATCTCCTGCGTCAGCGGGTCCGACAGCTGTTTCTGTGACAGCAGTGAGAACGCGTCCACAGCAGTCGGCTGCACCAGCCCATATGTACCGGACATGTCCCACGACGACGGCCACCGCTCCATATAGCCCGCGTACACCGGATTCCACACACCGGGGCACACCCAGCTCGTCGACGCCGCTCCCTTCTCCAATTGCCAGCCGTCCACCTGCACACTGCACGTGGCCGCCGCGGCGCCTCCGGTTTCGACGCCGACCGCCATGCGGGCGGTGCCTGCCGGGGCTGTGCCGGTGACGGTGAGAAGGGTCCACGCGGCCGTGGCGCTCCCGGCGAGGGTTACCGGGGATGACCGGACAGCCGTGATGGTGCCCGGCACGTCGGTGAAAAGGATGAACGCGTCCACCTGCTGCGATGTGGATGCGGTGACGTTACGAACTCGCATTTGCAGGGTGTAGGTGATGCCCGGCTGCACTGCGGGCTGCCGGGTGAAGCCGATCGATGTCTGCGTGGCTGTGCCGTTGGGCACGGAGAACTGGAAGACGTTGCCGCCCTGCCATGCCGAGCTGGAGGCGGTGATGGTGCCGCCGCTGCTGTCGGTCAACGAGAAGACGTCGATCCCTGCGGATCCGCCGGGGATAGTACCGGTGGAATAGCCGCCGAGATCTCCGCCCGTGGCCTGCACCTGCGTGAGCAGGTTGCGGGTCGGCGGCCACTGCGCGCGCCGCCGGTAGGGCTGGTAGGGCTGAATGTGCCCGTACCAGGGACCCGATGCGTTGAGCGGATCCAAGGCCGCGTCCGTGTTCGCGAGCGTCAGGCCAGCCTCGCCGGAGCGGACCTGGTCCAGCTCGTACTGCCGACCCCGGGATACGGTCACGGAGTTGCGTGTGCGGTCACTGATCTCCACATAGCGGTCGAGCGGGGAGTCGCCTCCGTTGGCGTTCCAGAACGGGCCCCACGCGTCTTCGATCATCGGCCAGTTCAGGTTCGGCTGGCCGGGTGCGGAACTGGTCGTGTTGACGTGGTCGATGTACGCGGACATGCCCGCGGACTCGGTGGCGTAGTAGCCGGTCACGAACTGGAACTTGGTCGCGGTGGCGTTCCACGTGTAGGCGATCGTCGCGCGAGTGGTCCACGTGTACGCGTCCGGGCTGGTGGCGAACATGAAGCTCCCGGAGGCTTCAGTGATGCGCCACCACGCATACGCATACGGGTCGTAGGCGGCGGCCGACGCGGCGATCGTCGTCGTGGTCGCCACTCCTGCGTTGGTGACCGCAGCGGTGAACGCTCCGCCGTTGACCGAGAACGTGGCCTTGTTGTTGGCGTCGAGCAGCACCTCGAAGAACGTCTGAGTGCTGCCGTTACCGACGGGCGTCGGTACGACCCGCGCGTACACGCCGTTGGGGGTGTTCACGTTGGCCGACGTGGCATCCCAGAGGATGGAGGCGAGGCTGTAATAGTTCGTCGTGCACGACACCGCCACCCGATCCAGGGCGGTATCGAGTTGGACGTTCGGTGCGGCTGCCGACGCGTTCCACAGGACGGTGTTGAGCGCTGAGCCGCCGAACTGGTCGGCGAGCGTGGACAGCTTCGGGTTCGCCACCGGGCACCACCTATCTGGCGCCCGGCGGCGCCCTCGATCCAGAAAATGTCAGCGCTTGTATGAGGCGTATGTCTGCGGGTTGCGCATACCGAGCTGCAGCATCGACTTCTCGACGACGTCCCGCAGCTTCCGCTCCGTCAGCACCTGGCCCTCAACCGTGATGTGGAGCGTGTTGTGCTGATGCACAACAGCACCCCCGCCACCGGCCATCGCCAGCCCCGACCCAGCGAACGAGCCCGCGCCGGCCACCGAGGTAGCGAGCCGGTGCACGGCCCCTGTGGCGTGGTGCGCGCTCCCGTCCACACCCTTCGCGAGGCCCTTGGGGATCCAGGTGCCGATCTCGGTGAACACGCGGGACGGGCTGTGGATCCCGAGCGCGTGTTTGATCGCCTTCTGCATCGCCTGTGCGATCTTCATCATCTGGCGCTCGATCGCCTTCTCCTGCGACTGCAAGCCCTTGACCAGGCCTTGCGCGGACTTGATCCCTGCCCCGTACATGGAGTCCGCGACGGCTTTGCCCGCGCTGTTCGCCGCTCCCTGCGTGGCCGTCTGCAGCTGGTTGATCTGCTGGATCTGCCCCTTCGTCGCCCCGGCGAGAGCGGTTGCGGTCGCGCCGCCCTGGTCCACGCCCGCGGCCGCGATTTGCGCGATCAGGTCCGAGCTGAGGCCCTTCTTCTGCAGGGCGCGCAACTGCGCCGCGAACTGCATGGCTTTCTGCATCTGGGACTGCATCTTGTTGACGACGTCCTGCGCGGTCAGCGCGAACCCTTCCTGCGGGGCGTCCGTCACGATGCTGAAGCCCTGCATCACGCCCTGCGCGACGCTTTTGACCTCGTCGGACCACGACTTCTGGAGGGCGGCGAGATTCGCTTGCGCCGTCTTCAGCTTGGCCGCGACGCTGTCCCGCTTCGCCGCCAGTGACCGGAGCGCCTTGTCTTCCCGCTTCGCATAGGCCTCCAGGTGCTTGATCGTCGCCTCGTGCGCCCGCACCCACTTGTTGCTGACGCCCTTGCTGCCCTTGAGGTCCGCGACCTTGTTGTAGGTCTGGATCAGCAGCGTCTCGATCCGCCTGGTCGCCGCCTTCACGCGGGCTGTCGACGCCGTGAGGCCGTCGACCAAGCCTTCGTTGACATAGATGCCCAGCGAGCGGAAGACCTTCGACGGGCTCGAGATACCAAGGGTCTTCGCGAACGCGTCGGCGGTCGCCTGCGCAGCGCCGCGCATAGTGGATACCGCGCGCGGTGCGCCCGCCGTGATTCCTTCGGCGAGACCGTCCATTAGGGCGTGGCCGGAGTGCAGCGTCCATCCGCGCCCGCTGAACGGGCCCTCCTTTGCGGGCGAGTGCGGGAACAGTCCGGAGATCTTCGATACGACGCTGTGCGCCGCGCTGAACGCCTGACCGACCATCGACTTGATGCCCGAAATGAATCCGCCGATCAAGCTCTTGCCCGCGCTGAGCAGCAAGCCGCTCAGATTCCCCATGGCTCCCTTCACTCTGCCGGGGATGCCGCGCACGTATGAGAGGACCGCAGCGGCGCCAGTCACAGCAGCCGCCTTGAAGCGGGACCAGGCCGAGCTGCCGAGCGACAGCAGGCGTGCGCCCAGCCCGGAGAGGTAGCTGATGATCCGGCCAGGCAGCGCCCTCACCCAGTTGAGCATGCTGGTCGCGACTGAGACGGTAGCGTGGTAAGCAGCGGCGAACCCGGACCGGATCTTGTCCCAGTGCTTGACGATCAGCAGGACTGCGATGCCGATCGGGCCCGCCAGTATTGCGATCAGTAGCGGCCAGTGCCCCTTGACGAATCCGACCACCCACGAAATGGCGGCGGAGACACCGGCCTTGATCTGATCCCAGTATTTGATCACGAGGCCGACCGCGATGCCGATCGGGCCCGTCAGGATGGCCAGCAGCAGCGGCCAGTGTGCCTTCACGAAGGTGACGACCCACCCGATCGCCTGGCCGATCATGTGGAAGGCCGAGTTGCACAGGTCCCGGAACCAGCCGATCTTGTTGTACGCCAGGATTACCGCGGCAACCAGCGCCGCGATCCCGATGACGACCAACATGACCGG